CTGATAGTGGCTTATTGAGCCGTTTTTGGGGGCAAAAGATCCAAGGGGGGTCATGGGTGTCGGTGCGCTCTCAAAAAAAGCCCCACCCTTGCTTAAATTGCATCTCTTGCACAACGCTTGAAGGTTATCCATTGAATCATCACCTCCTAAGCGTCTTGGTATGATGTGATCGACATGGGTGGCTTCCATGCCACATCTTTGACAAGTATGTTGATCTCTTGTTAATACTCTTGATCGGATCTTACGCCATAAGGCTGTTGATCCATCATCTCTTAGTGCTGATTGCTTAGCCATTAGTGATAGTTATTCTTTTGAAAGAAGTCCCATGCTTTACATGGTGAACCGTATCTGTTATCGATGTACTTCAATCCCCATCGCACTTGTTCCTCAGCTGTAGCATCTCTTAGATAATCTGATCTACCTTGTGGTATCCCATAATGAGATCCATTAACAGCATCTGGATTCCATGCTGATTCTTTTCCATAGAGTTTACTTAAACAACTCATCTGGTATTTATCATCTACTAATACAGCTGCATACTCTTTGATTGTTAATCTTTTAACCTCATCAGGTGCATCCGCGTAAGCCGGTGTAAACAGAGTTATCCCAATAGCCACTAGCACCGAGCGACCTACCCGCCTCAGCGGGTCGCTCTGAACCCTTGATGGGTTCTGCGTCGATAGCGTACCATCGCTGTCAAATCCATTTGCATAAGTGCTGGTCAAAGCGGTGTTTCGTTTCATTGATGACCCCAACCGTCGCCTTTGAATGAAATCCCAAAGCTGCTATAAACGCGGCGCATAGCCTCACCACAACAGTTTGGATCTGCCTCCTCGTGGATTGATTTCTCTAACTCGATGCTTATCTGGCATTTGACGCATTTGTATTCATAGATCGGCACGTTGGACACTCCATTCCTTTGAATAAGTATGTTCCATCTTGGTCGCATCTGACAATCTCATGGCTGGGTGCTTTACTGGCGATAATCGGCATTATGTCCTTGACTTTGCCAAATAGCAGGTATTCGCCTGCATCCTCGCCTTGCCCATTGCATCGCATAATGACTATTGGCAGTTTGCCGTTTCGGTTCGAATCAGCTTGTTTGATCCAGGCTAAAGGCTGGAAATCAGCCCTAGCCTTGACCTCAATTGAGATACTTGGAATGTTGAGGATGTCCTCACCCTGCCTACCAGCCCCAGCAGTATCTGCATACTCCCACCATTGCTTGAGATAATCGGCTATGACCTTTTGGGTTCTGTAGCCTCGATGTTTTCGATGGTTTGTCATAAACCCAGTTTGTCCTCGCAGCTCTTACAAAAGGCTACCAATAGACCGTCATCTCGGTTGTATTCATTGATCTCTTGAAATTGATCGCATTGTGAGCAGTTATCAATACCGCCATAATCGATGAATGTAAACCTAGCGCTTGGGTAATGTGCTGGTGTTATAAAGTATTTAGCCATTGATGGAATGACATTTCTTACAAGTCCAAGTCGCATTGACTGGAGCATCAGCGTTTTCAATCTTTGCCACATGAGCCAAGATGATCTCCTCATTGCATAACTGGCAACGTAAGGTCAAGTGCATAAGGTTCATCCATTGACCATTGATGTTTACTTCGACAAATCCCATTAGACTCTCGCCTTCTGCTTTTCCCATTTGCCCGATGAGGCAAGGTTGTACCAATTCGTAGGACACTTTGGTTCTCCGCCTTGGTTATTAATTACTGTGCAAAAGAATCCGCCCCATGGTCGTCCATTCTTTTCGCCTTCCTTCCAAACCATCTGCCCGTGAATGCAACCTTCGGCAACTGTTCCGCCTAAAGTATCCGCAACCAGGTTAATAGCCTCAGCTGCGGAAATTGGTGCCGGTTGCTTCGGATCTCCGTAAATTGGTTCTGTTGTCCAAGGATCGGCTGCTAGTGCCTCCTCTTTCGTCTTAAAACTTGGTACTTCTTTGTTCTTAGCAATGTCTTTTGCCGATAAGCGTTCAACCTTGCTCATCTCCTCTCGGCTTGGTCTCTTGCCTTTAGCTGCGTAACCGCCGTTTGCAAGTGCTCGACCGATCGCTGAAGTCTCGCAGTTCTCCAGCGCTGAAGTTGAATTAACACCACGATCAGTAACCTTCTCCTCAGCGTATCCTGTCGAAAACGCCACGCTATCTGCGAAAGTTCTATAAAGGTACGCTTTAACAATGAATCGATCATTCTGAAATGACTCCAGTTCTGTTGAGATTCTAAAATCTGGAAAGTCCTTAATGAACTTTTCTAGACGGGTTTCTACTGTCTCGTAATCGGCTAAATTAAACATTATGCACCTTTCTTACGCATTGAACTGCGCCATGATGGAATCGGGTGTTGTGTTCTTTGATTTGGGTTTCTTTTATCAATTCCCAGTATGATCCTTCTCCATGCCCGATTAAATCCTTGGGCTTTCAATTCTTGATTTGTTTTATTAGACACTTGGTAACTCCTCTTGTTTCATTAGATACTCGGTTTGTTCCGGTAATGACCAAACAGTACCGTCTGCCCATGTCTGAACCTCGATGGCGCAGCTGTTGCAGTAATGTCGGCGTGTGCCTTGACTTCTTGGATGATTGCTTATGACCGTATAACTTGCTGGCTTTTGCCCAAGTAATGTATTAGTGCCAAATCGCACTTTGCAGTAATCGCACCAGANNCCTGGCGCTGCTTTAATAACTGTCAAGGTCAGNCCAGTCAGTTGATGCAATTTGTCCAGCGAGCGCAATGTATGCGCAGCCGTCCTTGTAACTGTCTGCGTGGTTTGGCGACTCTTGTAAGCGTGAGACTTTGACAAGTGCCATGCAGATTGCGACTTCGTGAGGCTCGATGTTACGTTCAAGATAGGCTGACCAGAGTTTGGCAATTCGAAGGTGATTGAGAGCTGCCAAGCCGTAATCTTTACCGCGGTCTGCGATGAGGTCTTGGGCTTCAGTAAGGATGTCATTAGCGCGCATTAACACTCACGCGCTGACTGTTTTTGCCAATNGCCAAGCCTTCTCGCTTGCCCTCCGTAAAGCCCTTGCCCCAACCAACGATGAACCATAAAACATTGGCAACTAATAATAAAATAATAATTGGCATCTCAAATGACATTATGCCACCGCCATACTTGAGGCGCAGATTTCTTTCGCCTCTTTAAGTGTTTTTGCAACACCCCATAGCTGCCCATGAGATCCATAAGCCCAGCCTGTTTTACCATAAGATGCAATCGCATCTGCATCACCTTCGTGCATAAACCAAACATCTGTAATCCAGCATTCTGCACTCTCGTACATTCCGCCTCTGATTTTTGTAAACTCCATTTTTTGCTCCCGTTCTTGTCGGCTTTGTTGCCAACAGGATTACGGTCTCACGCTGGTAGTACTAAATCAACCCAAAACGCGTGTTTTTAGATAACGGTTTGATAACGGTTTAACCCCAGCGTTTGCCTTGATAAATGAATGATCCGTCTTTGGGATCGATTGGAATGAGTTCAGGCGTGAAGCGCTTGCCATGCAAAGTACCTACCACAAAGCCCATCTGCCAGTTGGCATAACCTTTTGTATAGCCCATACCAGGGCTTGAAAGGTCTACAAGGTTTCCTACCTCAACTCCCCATACAATGCGCCCGTAGCGCCCTCCAGAGGCTTCTGAATGGGCACTGAGCCCCAATCTATGGGTATGCCCCGACACAACTGACTTGCCCATACGCATAGCGCCATTAAGGGCTGTCTGACCAGGCTTGTTTGATAGTGGGAATGCATCTCCATGGCAGGTATGCCAACCAGGAGCAAAGTCAAAACCTTGCGGATGGTATTTAATGCCAGCCTTGTCATAGCCCATAAACTTGTCATAGCGCAGCTCTGGCAGGTTCATAAATGCCGGTAATCTGCGAGATAAAGACTTGTAAACACGCGCTCCATGATTGGAGCCAACTACGTCAGTAACGCCTAAGTATTGCAGGATTTGTAAAGTTAGTTTGCGATCCTCATCGATGTTGCCCTCGACTTCTTGCCAAGGTTGAGCAAAGCCTCCTAGTTGTGGAAGGTCAATTTCGTCACCGATACAAATGGTTTGATGAGGCTTGTAAGCCCTTAAAAACTTGCCTAGATTCTTGACTGCTGCTTCATGAAAGAACGGTGCTTGAATGTCTGAAATCCAAGCAATGCGTTTTACTGTCATTAGTCCTCGTCGTCGTCATCCTCATAATCACCAAACCGCTCTGGCTCGATAGGGTCTGGCAAGATCCACCCAGGATAAGAATCTACGACCGATAAAAGGTAAAGGGCGCGATCCTCGTTAAAGCCAGCCTTGCGCAAAGATTTGTAATACTCATGCAAACCAATGCAGTAAGCATCCAGTTTTGAGTAGCCTTGATCCTCTAGCGCCTTAGTTGCTTTTCTTGCCATGTGGATAAGTGTCCCTTACTTTTTCAATAACTCCAAGATAGCCTCTTGGCGTGTCTCTATTCTTGCCAATCGGTCTGCGAGAGATGAACCACCATTCGGCGTAAGAGTCCACAACCAACCGCGAACCAGATAACGCAAACCGCCAACAACAATAGCAAACGTTGAGGCAACAGCGAGAACCAATCCCGCCCAGTCATTAGCCGTCACTTTTTCTTAGGAGTGGCGTAACCAAATACACCGGACAAGATCGCAAACAATACTGCTCTGTGATCTAACGAGAAATCTGATCCTGCCCATGCAGCTAAGAATGCTCCTAGTGTCAGGACGTAAGGATTCTTGATGTTCATGCTTTTCCTCCTAGTAACGGGATGTTAAAAAACTTTTGATCTTGGTCGCCAGCCTTTGTAAAACTGATGTGGATGTGCTTTGTATGTGGGTTGATTCCTTTGTANTTGCGCCAGCGCCAGAGGCTTCTANCGCTTGCAATCTTGCGATCATAGATGACATAAGCAATGCGTTTATCTGTTCGGGCTGCAATTCGTATCTGGTCGGCAATGTAAGCAGCTGTAGAGGCTTGTCGGTTGAAATCAGCATCGAGATCGAGAGCGCGGACAATCCCTGAATCAGGGTCAGGGTTATGATCGCTCTTTCGGGCTGAGTGCCGTAAGTCTCCGACTGTGCCGTCAGAGTCACGCTTTCGGTCAGGATAAGCATCGTCTGCCTGTTCTCTTAATTGAACAACCGACTTAGATAGTTTTGGTTTCATCCAAGGAGCAATTTCGCTTCGTCCTCGGTAAGACCTAACTTTTCAAGCAAAGCAGCTTTTGCCGTTGCTTTGGCTGCTAGTTCCTTTGCCTCGGTTTCAATCTCTTTTTTGGCATTTTCTACTTCAGCAAGTTGTTCTTTAGAGTATGGCTTCTCAATCACAGTTCCATCAAGTTCAACGATTTTTTCGATTAATGTCATTAGTTTGCTCCGTAAATGTAGATTGTTCCAGCGTCAAAGTTACCAGATGATGAAAGAATACTTACTGATGTAATGGTTGAAGTACCCTTGTAATAGCCATTAAGAGTTTGCGAATCGTTGTTAGTCGATCCGTCTCCAGCGCCACTAATTGCAACTGGCTTAAATCCAGTACCTTTACCACCAAAAACGTGCATAATTCCATCTGCTGTATTAGCAGCGTTATCACCCATACGAGCAAAATCTAATTCAGACTTTAATCCAGCATTTTTAATTGCTACTGTAGATGCTCCAGACAATCCAATACCAATAGTTTGATAATTAGATGCTGTATCGCCATTAAATCTAAATGTGAAGCGAGATGAAGCATTAGCGCTAGAAGCGCCAGCGACTACAACAAGCAAGAAATTGTATGCTGTAATGTTTACTGTAATTGTTGCTGCTCCAGTTAAAGCGGTTCCACCAGCATTCAATAATGTATAACTTGGAGTTGCAGCAGTTGGTGAAGCCCAAGAAGGCAAACCGCCTGAAACTGTTAATACTTGACCGGTTGTTCCAATACCTAATCGCGCAGGAGTAGATCCACTTGATGAGTAGATTGTATCGCCTGTTGTTGTCATTGGATTAGTCATACCAGCAGCATCGGCAGACCACACAAAATCAAGATCGGTGTTTGATGCTTTAGCCAATACTTGACCGGTTGTTCCACCCTTAAGGTCGACAAAGGATGTATCGACACCACCTAGTGCTGTACGAATAGCAGCTGCGCCATCCTTAACGAGATCGGTATCGTCGGGAGTTTCCCACCCGAAGTTAGTTGTTGTTGCCATGTTTCTCCTTTATCAGGCTACTATTGTAGCGTCAATCCACTCTAGGGTTGGGCTTAATGTGTTCCATGTCTCGGCTCCTGAGACTCCATTCCAGCGTGTGGACTGAATTGAGTAGGCAGTAGGCGAAACCGTTAAAGTCAAGTAAAGCGAGTTATAACCAGCACTAAAAGTCCATCCCTCGACAAAGCCTTGAAATTGCCCATTAGTAATGTTTGCTGGTAAATCAGTAATGTTTACGGGCATACCCATAAATACGTTTAGCAAGGCATCTCGGTCAGTATCGTCAATTTCACCATTGCTAATTGGAAAAGTGATTGACTTAAATTGTGCCTCTGGGAAAGCCCTAAGTCCTAAATAAAAGTTAGCCTGAGTTGTAGCATCTGCGCCGTTTTCAAGCGATGTTGTGATTTCGTAAGCCTGTTGTCCATAAGAAGCAATAGAATCTGCATTGGAAGCACTTACTTGGGCATTTGCCTTGTAGGTAATTGTGACGTTATTGCGAACATCTCCTGAGCGTTTGGTGGTGCGAACGCCACGAGCGAGAGCATGATTGCCAGTTAGATCCACATAACCATTAGTAGCCAAATAAGAATTGCGGTGTGTCGAATCTGCATAATTTATCCGACCCTGTGCGTCCTCAAAAAGGTATCCGAGTCCAGAAGTAGCCAAGGCAGAAACAAGGCTATAAATGTCAGTTGTGCTAGATGATCGGGCAGTAAGTTCATAATCACCTGGTTGGTCAATTTCACCAAGCCCAGAGTTTTCAGCATTTGCCCAAGTTGTGGTGGCATTGTAAGTGTTCCATTGAGTAGCTGCCGGAACTTCATTCCAAGTATTAAACAAAGCATCACTTAAAATTGTGTAAATCTGATTACCGTCAAAGTCTTTGCTTAAAACGCCCGTTGTGAGGGTTTTAGGCAGTTTAGACAAGGCACCCAAGGCAATTACCTTGATGCGTTCTGAAATAGCCGTAGATGAGGCTTGAGTGACCTCTACGTCGATGTCTGTGACATAGCCACCGAATAGGTTTACAAATGTGCCAGATGAGTCTTTGACCTTGATAATAATTTGATCATTGATGTCAATAACAATTGGTGACTGGTCAAGATTGATAATTTCAACATTGCAGTAACCAGCATAAGGTTGAGAATAAATGTCTTGACGACCTGAAGTGATCGTCATGTTAGCAAGAGTTAGATTGGTGTAGTCGCCACCACCATTAATGCTTACTTGCCATTCTGGAGTCCATTGGCTCATTAGATAGCCTGCAATGCTCCGGCACCACCGGTACCACGATAAGAGGAGTCATTCAGAATCTCGACGATCTGACGGGCAACGCCTTCCTTGTCCAAGGCTCCAGTTACGTTGATGTTGTAAACGGGTGCCATAGATGCAGACTCAGCCAAACGGAAAGATCCAGCGTTGAATGATCCAATAGCCGTTGATGCGATTGCAGCGCTAGATGCANCTGCTGCTACTGAAGTGGTACCAGAAGTGGTACCAGTTGTTTCAGCGCTTCCGGTGCTAGAAATGGTTGGTGCTGTGTAGGTTGGAGTTGAAACCTTTGGCGCTGACGTTGTTGGTGTAGTAAAGGAAGGCTTAGAAATTGTCGGTATGTTAGGCAATAATGGGATTGCATTGTATGCCTTGATAAGAGCATTGATTCCATCAATAGCACCAGATACCAAGTTACGAATGACGTTAATGACACCGCCTACAATGTCAATTACACCACCGGCGATCTTTGCCACAAACGAGATTGCTCCACCAAGAGCAACAGTAAATACAGGCACGATGTAATCAACAATGAAATTACCTAGAGCCTGGAATGATTCCTTATTATCGTCAATTGCCTTGCGGATTGGGTCAAAGAGTTTGGCAAACTTCTCAAAGCCAGGTACAACCTTTTCAATAATAATCTGAATAAGAGTTTCAATGATTGGAAGCAACTTAACGCCAATTGCTTCTACGCCTTCATCAAAGGCTACCTTTAGCCGATCCATTCGACCTTGGAAAGTTGCAGCATTCTTTGCAGCTGCTCCACCAAATAGATCACTTAACTTGGTTTGGACATCAGTAAATGACATTGCCTTTAATTCAGCACTAGATAAGCCAATACCTAATTTGCCAAGGGCTGCGGTATTGCCGTCGTAAGCCTTGCCTAAAGCATTGGCTACGCCTTCAAGTGGCTTACCTGTCTGAGTCGAAATGTCAAGAGCAAGTGAAAGTAAATCTTGGGCTTTAGATACATCGCCTGTTGAAAGAGCAAGGCGTGAAAGTGCTGGACGTAACTTGTCATCTGCTACACCAGTAGCACGAGCCATCTTATCAATGGAATCCTCAGTAGCAGCAATTTGGGCTTTAGTAGCACCAGTTGCATTCTCCAATGCTGAGGCTAATTTAATTTGGCTTTGTTCATCAGCGATTGCAGCCTTAACGCCATCAACGCCAATCTTGATTGCATAAGCAGCAGCTGCGGTTGCAGCAGCAGCAAAGGCAGCCCCAGCAACTTTGCCAAACTTTTCTAACTTACCAGCAGATTCCTCGACATCGCCATTGGCTGCTTTTAACTTTTTATTAAGATCATCTACGTCAGCAAGAATCGAGAGTTTAAGGGTTCTATTACCTGCCATTAATCCCACTCCTTCAGAATCGTGCTAAATGCTTCCTCCCACTTACGAACTAGATCCGGTTGAATCTGTCGCAATGTTGGGTAGATAAAGTAACCTGAGTTACCTCTGCCCTTATTAGGCGTACGCCTTGGGAACTGCTTAAATCTATTAGATCCAAACTCCATACCGTAAAGTAGGTCAAGAGTTGAACCGCCACCGCTAAACTTCTGACGAGCAAAGCCGTAACTGAACTCACCAATCTTGGAAGTCTTGCTTACCTTAACTCCATCAGCAATACGGCGAGCAGCAGTGCCTGAAACCGTACGAGTCGCTGCTGCGATCTTAATTTGTTGAGAAGCATACTCAGCAAGAGCAGAACTTTCCTTTTTAGCAGCTTCAACGGCTTCCTCGGACATACCCTTGAAAGCCCTGGTAATACCGCGTAGATCTGATTTGTCATAAGCGATCTTGACTTCATCTGCCATCCGATCGCTCCTTCAGTATTTCTATCGCCGTTAAAATGTCGTCTGCGTCCTCCCAGTATTGCATCGGTATCCCCGTCTCTATTGCTAGATTGACGAGGATCCGCCTTATGCTTCCTGGTTGGTGGCTTTTGGGGTATCGTCTCCGACTGTTACGTCAGCAACGGTTTCAGACCAGATTTCGTAAGACTTAACAGGCTTGCCAGCATTTTCTCGCTTGTAAGCATGATAAGCCAAAAACAACAAATCCCAAATGCCAATCTTTTCATTAGCCTGAGAAATAGTCTTTGATGTCTCACGTTCCCACTTCGCCCACTCAGGAGGCTGTGCAGTATAAGTTGCTGAGTCGCCTGAGTTGTATGTAATTGTTATTGGTAGTTTCATCTANTGCTCCCGTTGTTAGATTTTAACTGAATGTGTCTGCTGGTGTTCCAACTACTGTTAGCGCCCAAGTNTCGGTCTGTGCTCCTGGAGCACCGCCACCGACTGTTGGAAATACTGGCAAAACGTTGCAAGTAAATACTGCGCCTGTAACTGCTGTTAGAGATACTGCAAGTGTGGTGTTTGGATTTGCATCAGCTGCACCCCACATTGCTTCGAATAGTGATGATGTTGCACCCCAGTCAGCAAGTAACTCGATGTTCAGAGTCCACTGGTCATCGACGTGTTTGTAAGCCTTGCCGTCCAAGGTCTGAAAAACATCGATAGTTGGGCTGTTCACGAGAGTCACGCTAGTTGTCTGAGCATCGTAATTAACTGTTGCGATGGTTAGAACGAGGTCGC